AGTCCAGGATGTCACGCTTTCCCTGAGCCCGGCTGTCAGTTTGGTTGAGATAACCGGAATCAGCGTATAGAGCGCGACTGAGGCAACGGTATTGAAGTTGTCGGCTAGTGCGTTAACCGACTCCGTAATAGTCTGAACACCGGAACGCAAAGGGCCATTGCCAGACTGACCCACTTTGAGGATTAGTCCTTCAAAGGCGCTGGTCAGCCCCATAAGATCGCCGTTCAGGTTGTTCACCCTTATCGCCGCCTGTTCATGCGCCGTCTGCGTTCCGGTGAGGGATTTGGTCAGATCATCAATTTTGCCACGATTGCCCGTCAGGATAGACGCGGCGTTGATGTTCTCAACGCCAAATAGTTTTACGGCCTGCGCGGTTGACAGGTTTTTTCCCGCCAGATTTTCCAACGCCTTACTGAGCCCTACAACGGACGGCTTGAGTGTTTTATCTGTGCCTTTTTCAAGGCTGAGTATGATGTTGCGAAGCGCAGTACCTGCTTCACCCCCTTTAATTTCACGCGATGCCAGCACCTGAATGGCGGCATTCAGCGTTTCAAAGCCGATACCAGCCTGTGCGGCGGCCACGCCACCATTTTTAATCGCTGCGGCGGTGTCGTTAATTTCGGACGCGCCAAATTTTGCACCGGCTGCCAGGACGTTAATATAACGGTCGGCCTGCTCAGCACCGGCACCGAACTGATTCAGTGACAGCGCCAGCGTTCTGGTAGCATCCGGCAGCGTGCTGCCGCCCGCCTGAGCCAGCAGCAGTGCGCTGTTGGTCGCCTTTTGCAGTCCGTCCGCAGTATCAAGCAACTCCGGTTTTGCTGACGCCATCAGCTTCAGTGCCTCAACAGCCTGGCTAGCGCTGTACTCGGTAGTGCGCCCCATTTGCTGAGCCGCTGCATCCAGATCACGCAACTTATTACCGGTTGCGCCGGTAATGGATGACAGGTCAGACAGCGCCTGAGAATACTGCCGAGATGTCTGGATAATCGTACCCAATGAAAGCCCTACGCCAGCCAGCCCGGCGATACGCCCGGCCAGTCCGCGAACGGCAGAATTTACGCGCCCGTAAGCCTCTTCCGTTTTTTTCGCATCATCCTGCGCCTGTCTGTTGAACTGGCGGGACTGTTTACCGGCATCGCCGTAGGCGCCAACGAGCTGGCTTTTAAAATTTGCGGCGTTGAGGTGTAACCCTACCGCCAGCGATGCTACGTCAGCCATTACATTAACGCCCTCATTACGGCGTCACACTGCTGATCCACGCTGTGCGTGGGTGTGCTCTGCCTGGTGTCGTTTGCGGAGTTTGCGGATTGTGCTTCGGAGCGGGTCAGGATGCCCTGCTGAAGAAAGTAAGCTCGCCAGTGGTTCAGCGTATCGCACGGTAATGCGGCTATGACTGACGGGTCAGGCTCACCCCACCTGTCAGCCAGCCAGAAGATCAGCTGAAGCCATGACGAGCCGGTCAGTTTTTTTCGGCGGCGTCCAGTTTACCAATGGCATGCGTTTTGACGCGTTCAATGGCGGACATCAGCGCCGGGTTATCGTGAGCATCCAGCAGCTCTGCTGCAGTCGGAAGCAGTTCAGGCTTGATGGCTGAACCATCAGGATTAACCAGGCTGTCGAGAACCAGCTGGACGCTCATTTCTGAAATTGCACGGATATTGCCGGTCGCCTGCGCCGCATCAAGCTCTTCCTCATAGCGGATAAGCTCACCGGCAGTACGGCGGCGGATGTATACCTGAGCGCCCAGCAGCTCTGTTTTGATGGCGGTAGACTTAGGCTGTAGCAGAACTGACTTTAACGTGGCCGCACTGAATTTTTTCTCGGACATTATTTTATCCCGTAAGGTGGTAAAAGCCGCCATTCAGGCGGCGTGGCTGATGGAAATCAGGAGCCTGCGACTACGCCCCACTCGATGTTATTCTGTTTGCCCTGAACGGTAATCTGAATCACCTCACTGGCTGGCGCAGTGATTTCATTCATCTGCCAGCCGGACAGCGCCAGTACCATGTTGGCGGTGCGACCATTCGGCAGTTCAACGTAGAACTGAACGGTCTGGCGGTTTTGCGCAGCATTGAGGAAGGCGGCAAAATCTGTGTTGGATGGATCGTCGACAAAGCCCAGCGATTTTTCCGGGCCTTCCGGCAGGTCAGAAATAAACTGTTTGCTCTTATCAATCAGCGTGGTGCAGTCCACGAAGCTGCCGGTCTGGCCGGTAGCGCCCAGCGCCTTACAGTTAATCAGCGGCTTCATCGCTGAGACAGCGGCACCGGATGGCCCCCATTTCACTACGGTTCCTGCAGGCAGCATCGCGTATTCTGGCGAAGTTTTATCAGCCATGACTTTCTCTCTCTTTGAAGTTGGTAGCGGCTGCTACCCGTTGTTTTGAATGCGGTCCCGTATTTCTACCGCGAGGATTCGGAGAACGCGGGATTTGTTGTAATCCAGCGCCGGGCGAATGAAGGGATCAGGAATCTGCTTAACCGTACCGAACTCCTGAGCCAGTGCCTTGATGTAATGCTGCTTACTAGGACCGACCCGCAGCACGACGACGGCGTTACCTTTAGTACGGGTTGTTGAACGGATTTTGATGGAGTCACGCATGTGCGGCCCTTTCGCTGACTCGTCATAACCCGCATGCTCTTTCATATCCTGTTCCACGATTTCAAGCGCAGCCTTGCCAGCCTCGCGCAGAACCTTTGTCCCGGCCTTTTCGCCCAAGGCAATAAGCTGGCGCTCAAGCTCAGCAAGCCCGGTAACCTCCATCCTGATCATGTTGCGACCTCCGGGCAGTAAAAAATATAGTCACGCGCACGGCGGTACTTCCCGCCGTCATCCGCATCAAAACTTTCGGACAGGCCGCCCCGCTCAACATACTGAACGGGGTAGCCGCCAACGGAGCCGTGGGTGATATCACGCCACAGCGTCCATAAACGGTTATCCCTTTCCTCATTGTTCCGATATGCAGATGAAATAAAGCTGAGCTGGAAGCGTGCGGCGATCAGCCGTGTGCGGATTGTCCCAGACTCAATATTCGGATCGCTGACCAGCTGGAGGGTGACGAAATCTGCTTCAGTCTGTGGTCCTATCAGCGGATAAACATTAATGCCCAGAAGATTTTCAATTTCGCTTTTCAGTTCACTGAACATGGCTGAAATCCTCTGTACACAGCACCTCAATGTTGCGACGGTCCCGCGTCGGAAGCGGTGCGGTTACTGTAAAAACCCGGCCTTTTCCTTTGCCGGTTACCTCTACAATCCTTGTTGTCGTTGCCCGGATATCGTCGCGATAGCGCATGTAGATTTTGGTCGTGACAGATGACCGCTCAGCATTACCGCTGATAAAGTCACGTCCGGTAACTGAACGAATATCAGCAGGCACATTTTCCGCAACTTCTTTCCACCCTACCGGCTGCCCGTGATCATCCCGGTCGTCGCTTTTTACCTCAATGCGCACACGGTGCCTTAATCGACCGGGCTCCATCAGCTACCCCTTTGAGGATCGGCATCCTCTTTCCCGCGCCAGTTACGGTGAATGAACATCATTCGCTCAGCTGCAGCGTTTTCATAAAGCTGAACTTCACCCTGCGCTGTTCGGTGTTCGAACATATCAGCGAACACCAGCAGAATGGCCCCCTTAATGGCTGCAGGAATATCTGACGGCACCTTCCAGGACGGCTCATCGCACCAGCGCACGCAGTAATCAATGGCTGACTGAGCATAAAGCGTGATCAGCTCGTCACGGTCATCACCATCAAATTCAACCTGCTGCTTTAGCAGGTTTAAGCTCACAACCTGAAGAACATCAATCGCCATACGTTAAAAGAGCGGGTTTCCCCGCTCCCCCTTATCATGAGCCTGCAGCAAAGCTGCCTTTGATGATCGCTGTCGGGCGATAGTGAGCCAGCGCCAGACGCTCTTCACACAGAATTGTCAGCATGTTTTTCACGAAGTTATCGCGGTCCTCACGGCTGACTTCCACTGTTGCATCCATGCGATCCCAGACCTGAGAGGCCATGTCGAAGCCGCCCACCGTGAAGGTGCCGGCAGCCTGCGCTTTGGTTGGCACAACCGGTAGGCCCCACATGATGTTGCTGGTAAATGCCTGTGGACCACCAAAGATATAGCGGCCTTCGCCATCCTTGAGCAGCGCGATGTTGTGCCAGTCACGCGGGTTAAGCACGATGCCTGACGCGCTGAACTCTGACTCAGTCACCTGATAGATGGCGTGCGCGATGATGTCAGCGCGTGTATCACCACTGGCATTAAGCGAGGTGTCATATGCAGAAGCAACTTTGTTTAGACCTTCCAGGTTATCGCCTGAGCCGTCGCCGTTCAGCAGCTGACCTTCTTCTTTCAGTGCCAGACCGTACATCAGGCGGTTATTAACGTAGGACTGCAGCATTGGCGCATCATCCATCACCTGACGCGATGCCTGTACCCAGTGCGCAATGGTTTTAACATTGGCCGTCTGCTTGCTGAAGGTGATATCAGACTCAGGCTTCAGCGCCTTCTCTGCCACGATATCAGCGTTGTTAGTGAACACCTCTTCGCGCACATACTCCAGTGAGTTACTGGAGATGCGGCCCTGCGCCAGCAGGTCACGAATGGTCAGGCGGCGCAGGCCGGGCATAATGATGCCAGGCACCTGCATCGGCTGGATCAGGCTACCGGCAGAACCTGCATCGCTGCCCAGCGATTTATTGAAGGTTTTAGCCTCAAAGCTGCCTTTGCTGCCGTTCCAGGACTTCTGCAGCTCTTCAGCAGCACGCTCCGAGAACGATTTTTTCTCGCCCGGATTTTCCGCGCCGGAGGCCAGTTTCTGCTCCAGATCGAAGAGACGGGTGCCGGATTTCTGCAGCTCTTCGTTTACCTTCGCCAGGTCATCCTGAAGCTGCTTTGACACTTTACCGGTACTTTCGATCTCTGATTTCTGCGCATCAAAAAGCTGAGACATCTTGGTCTGTGACTCTTCGATGGCTTTCTGAATTTGTGCAAGTTCGGACATGTTATTTACCTAAATGAGAGGGGAATGATTTGATGCTCTCTAAAAGAGCACTGATTTGCGTTTTGTTCGCGTCATCCTCGGACTCGCTCCGAATTGCTGACTTAAACCGGGATATAAACCCTACTGCCTGTGATTTGGTCAGGCCGACTGAATCCCTCAGCCAGCTCTCCACATCACGAATGGTTTCAATACCGTCCACACTTTTCATGGCTGCCACACCGGCAAGCTCATTGGCAGGGAAGGTGCAGACGCTGATTTCACGCAGAAGCGGGATGTTTTTGAAGATTCGACCGCTGGTACCGACCGAGTAATCGTCTTTATTGACTGAGAAGCCAACCGACATGCCCTCCACCGTGCCATGCTGCATGGCCGCGCGAAGGTCAGTTGCGCCGCTGTGACCGGGCGTAAGCTGCCCCCGCACATACAGACCTTTTTCATCTTCGGCAATGCTGTCCCACTTCCCGACAGGCAGTTCCCATGTTTTATGATTGAAAAACATGGCTACTTTTCGCGTCTGGCTGGACAGTGCACTTTTAAACGCGCCGGGCAGAATAATGTCGCCGTCTGAATCCGTGTTATTGAAAACGGACGCGTAACCTTCGAAAATCCCCTGCTTGCCGTCGCCGGTAAACTTGATTTCCGTTTCATCAAACGAAAGCGTTTTTACGATCTCAGGCATCACAGCCCCCATAAAAAATTAAGCCCCGACATCGCGGGGCTCTTTGTTGGTTCCTAAATCAGTAATTGGCACGTACTGCGCCTGGCGCATCGCCAAATCACCACCCGGCAGAGGCGGCATGTTGTCTGTCCGCCGCATCTCGTTAATCGTTCTGAGTCCTGCCTCACCCATTGCTTTCATAAAGGCAGCACGGGAAGCGGAATCGCCGCGCAGGAGTCCATCGAGGTTGTGTTCAGCATGGTACCTGCCCACATTGGCTGCGGGGATCAGCCAGCGCTGTATGCTGTTCTCCCAGCGTGAGATATAGGGCTGAAGGGTGTACTGAAGAAAACCGAGGTTCTGCTGTTCAATGCCTGTTCCCCAGCTCGTTGACTTCTCAACATCTCCGACAAGGTGCGGTGGCACGCCAAAGAAACGTGCCAGCTCGCTGACCTGAAACTTCCGGGAAGCCATCATTTCGGCATCCTGGGGAGTCACACCGATAGCCGATGTTGAAAACCCCGCCTCAAGAATCCAGAGGCGCTTTTTAACGGGCCCGCCTGCTATCTCTCTGAAGTTTTCTTCAACCTGCGATCGCTGCGCTTCGGTTAAAACCTTTTCGCCGGTTGACAGAATCTGCGGTGATTTGGCCCCGTTTGCGAAAAAATCACGCTGCTGATCTTCCATCGCCACCGCAACGCCCGCCGATTTGCAGGCAAATGCGATTGGTGACAGCCCGGTCAGGCCAGTGAAGCCGAAACCTTTAAGATGAAAAATTTCTTTTTGCGCAAAGTCCGCGTAGCTGCCGTCGCGCTGATAGCGATAGACCAGCCTTTTACCGTCCATCCGCACATCCATGTTGGCAGACTGCAGGGGCAGCAGGCTGATGACATCACCCGCGCCATTCCTCTCAACCAGTGCATAGGCGTTTCCGTAAAAACAAAGCTGCATGGTCATGGCCTCTCTGAACTCCTGAGCGGTCATGTACTGGTTAGGGGAATACCTCAGCAGTCGCGCTAAAGGATTGGTCATATCAACCTTGGAGCGATTGTTTTCTTTATCGGTTTCAAACACATCAAGGGGAAGGCAGGCAGTCAGCGTGGAAATGAGGCTCACGCAGCGCCATACAGTGGATATCTGTAAAATTCGCTCATCGTTAACAGCA